TGGTGAATGATATTTCGAAAGGATCAGTATATGGATTAAAAAATCCCATGATATTACACCAGGTATCATCATAAGGTAATATTTTTTTATATAGTTCCTCCATGTAAAATGAGCAGAAAATAAATTAACTTAAATAATTTAGTTTCATAAGTCAAATTCCTAAACAAAAGCGGTGGTAAAAAATAAATTACGTTAGGTACATAATTTATTATTTATGAAATATGATATTTGATATTAAGTTTTTGATGCTATAATTAGCACTAAAACAAAGAGTAAAACACTAGGTGCTTAGTTGGAGTAGGCAAGACCACCCATGCCACTCATCACGCGGAGCACATTGTAGTTGGTAGCGTAGACACGAACCTTGGCGGTAGCAGTTCCCTGGACGGTGTTGTTGGAAAGGACAAGCTGAAGGGTAGCGTTGTCAATACGGGAGAAATTGCAACTGCCGGAAGGCTGGTGCTCCTCAGGGCGAAGGGCGAAGGAGTACACGTTGATACCGGAGTCAGGGCTGCGGGAGTGGTGCTGGAAGGGCTGGACGGTGTCGAAGTAAGATCCCTCGCGCTCAGAGAAGCGGTCCTGGCCGTTAAGCTGAAGCTTGGCAACAACCACAGGGTTCTCACCCCAGCAGTGCATGTCAAGGGCGGTCTCGGCAAGCACGAAGGTACCGGCATCGGAGACGGTGGCACCGTCATTAGAGTCGCCGGTAGGCGAGGTGAGCTGGAAAGATTGACCTCCGGCGGTGTTGGTATCTTCGTCCTTAATGACAGAAGCAAGAGACTCGGCGCTTCCGAAAGCCTTGAAGGAAGGAGGAAGGACGTCGATAGCGTCGGTGTAGTTGAAAGCCTGAGCACCCTTGGCAACGAAAAGCTCCTTACCGCTCTCCAAAGAAGCGCAGTAGTCAACGTTAGCATCAGGCTGGGCAACCCACACAAGCTCCTTACATGGGTGATTGAAGTTGAGCTTGATCTTGTTGGAAGAGGAACCAACAGACTCGTCGCCAGTGAACTGGAGCTGCTCAATCAAGTACTCGTGAGGGTTCTGGGCCATTCTGCGGCGCTCATCGGTATCAAGGAAGATGTAATCAACGTAAAGGGAGGCGGCAACAAGGGACTTGCTGTACTGGCTGGTATCCTTGGAGGTACCATCCACAGCCCACAAGCACTCATCAAGAGGACGGAGATCAAGGTTGATCTTCACCTCGTGGTACTGAAGAGCGATCAAAGGAAGGGCAAGTCCGGGGTTGCGGCAGAACCAGAACTGAAGAGGCACGTAAAGGGTGGTCTCAGGGAGAGCCTTGCGAGGAGCGCAAACCTGAGGAGCGGCACCAGTACTACAAGGAGTGTTGATAGCGGCGTATGCGCTATCAACGGTGTAAGTCAAAGCGGTGGTGTGGCCAATCATCTTGTAGTAACCAGCCTTCTGGTTAGCAGACATGGTGAGCTGGGTCCAGATGTGCATCCAGTCGCCATACTGACGGTCGATGCGCTGACCACCGATCTCAACCTCCACCTGGGAGATGAGCTGGTGACCAGGGAAGTCCAACCAACGAGCCTCCTGACCAGAGGTTTTGGCCTCCACCTCAGGAAGAGTCACCTGAAGGTAAGTCTTGCTGGCAAGATCACCGTTACGGCTCACGGTACAGGTCACACGACGACCGAAATCGGCTTGACCGTTGAAAGTTTGTTCGATAGATTCCATAGAAAAGTTAGTGTATCTGCGGTAAGTCACCTTCCAGAAAGTGATCTGAGGATTACCAGTGAGATAGACGTCTTGAGCGCCATAAGCTACGAGTTGCATTAAACCACCACCCATTTTATAATATTGCTAAAGATAAAAAAAAAATGATTTTAAATTTAAATTAAAATTAAATTAAAATTCAGACCCAAATAAAACATCTGAATTTTACCTATATTCGCTTCGTGAAGTGTGATATATATCTGTTTCACTTCAGTTTCATGTTTTTCTCAATAAACTTTGTCAAGTATGAATCACGATACACTTCGCGCTTATTCTCATGTTTTTTCTTAAATATATAGAAGTCATTTTTTTTGTGAATAGTCCATCCGTCCTCTAAAGCGTTATATATAAAGTCTTTTTTGCAGGTTATTAACTTATCATTCATGTTTACGTTCATTTCGACATTCATTAAAACAGGCACATAAAAGATTTATAGGAATTTAACTTTTTTCTAAAGGAAATAAAAGATGTTCATAAAAATAGGTTTAATCTATATACAATATTAATGTATATATATTTAAAAATAAATATACAATTATCTTATGCCTTCGTTTAAACCAAAATGTGATAAAAAGCTAAAGTTTAATGTCACGCCCGTAACTTTGGATGACAAACATCAACATCATATTGATACATTCAAGCAAAACAATGTCGAAAAAATTCCAACCATGAAGCAAAAAATAATATCACTAAAGAGTGAACACAAGGCTTGTAAACAAATAGAGAAAAAATTAGAAATCGTGGACAAAATAGTTCAACTGAAAGAAGACATACGCAAATTGAAGAAACAAGAAAAAAGTTATTTGCTCAACAATGCAAATTTAATATTCGATTATTTCGAGGATAAAAAAAATGTTACAAATGATAATAATATCAAGAGTAAAAAACTGAATGCGTTTTTCAAGATTGGCGCTGAGGATCAACCTAAAGAAACAGAGAGAATTAATAATAATGTAACCAAGTATTTGTCAAACATAGATGATAAGTTTATCACATTTGAGAAACAAAAAGATAATTCATGTGAGGCATGTGGGAAAGGCGAAATGGTTTTTTCAGAAGTTGATGGGTTGTTGATCTGTACAGAGTGTCATAAATGTGACTTACTTTTGATAGATAACGACAAGCCGTCATTCAAAGAGCCTCCAAAAGAAATTTGCTTTTATGCATATAAGCGTATCAATCATTTTCGTGAAATTTTAGCACAATTTCAAGCAAAAGAAAGTACACAAATCCCAGAACAGGTAATCGAAGATTTAAAGTATCAAATAAAGAAGGAAAGAATCGATTTGAAGCAACTTACAAACTCCAAGACAAAAGAAATCTTAAAAAAACTAGGATACAATAAGTATTACGAGCACATACCATTTATAAAGGATATGATAGGCATCAAGCCTCCGAGTATGACACCTGAACTGGAAGATACTCTATGCAACCTATTTACTGAGATACAAGAACCGTATGCAAAGTACTGTCCCGACGATCGTGTAAATTTTCTGAATTACTATTACACGATATATAAACTTTGCGAGTTATTGGATCAGCGTCAATTTCTTCCATACTTTCCAATGTTAAAAGATCGAGAAAAGAGAATAGAGCAGGATGAAATTTGGAAGAAAATCTGTGGAGAATTGAATTGGGAATTTATTCCCACTATATAAATGTCTTTACCATTTATCGATCGTAAAAACATTTATAGAATAATATTATGCCGTATTGATATGTCGACTAATAACCTTTATATATTGAGTATTGTATTTGATACATGTTAAATAGCCTTGTGGGATGTAATGATCACTATTTTCATATTCTATACATATCCCACAAGTTACATCTAATTCACGATCGCAGAAACAAGAAGGAATGATGTAATTATTGAATACAAATTCATCATATTTGGAATCCTTGTATTGTAAATAAGAGAAATATTCATTTAATGCAATATATATATTTTCATTTACAATGTAAGTCTGGATGAGATTGATAATTTCGATGGGGAATTTATGTTCTATAAGAGTGAGTGGTGAATTCATCAACTATGTAAGTTGTGTCATCTTGTATTGCATTCAATTTTAACATGTATTTCTAAATAAATAAATACATGTTCACTATGATGAGAAATGGAACCGCTAAATTATTTCATCAATAATTTACAGCAATCGAGGGAACCCGACAAGGTTTGCGCCGATACCAAATCCTGCGCCAGATCTTGCAGATACCGCAACCGAGGGAACGAAAGCATCCAAGATACTGAATGTAGCCGCAGCAGTTAAGGAAATGAGAGCTACTTCATCGAAGTTGAGAGGCTTTTTGGGAATGAGACTAGCTGCAAGACCAACCATTAAACCTTCTACTAAGTACTTAATTGCGCGACGGAGAACTTCACC